CTTTCTGAAGGATCCACATGGATAACCTAGTTATACGTGTCGTCGACGCACTATGCGAAGACGTAAGCACACCGCGCGCCTTAGCTGTGAAGCTTCTGGTGCACGCTGGTGAGTGGGCTCAGCTCCAAGAGCTGAGATGCAGACCTCGGGACTACCACGACGCGGAGTCATACTGGAAGGACAACCTGGTAACAGAGTTGCTCCGTAAGTGTGACCTCCCGACATCTGTGGACCGCGAGGCGGCTGCTGTGCAGACATTTCTGGACTGTGAAGCCCAGAACTGCACTACTAATGCAAGATTAACTCGCTACATGCCGGAAACCCTCTATTTGGAGGATACCCGTGACGTAGCCGTTCACGACTTCATCTGTCGTTGGCGTAAAGAGGTTGATCGAGTGTTAGGAAATCTGCCGGACCATCTGACACCCCGATTTAGTTCGGGCGCCACGTTTGCTGATACCGGGGTTTACATAACAACACCGGACAAGATGTCCAGCGCTCCTACGACATATTCCACGATGCGATGTATTGAACCTCAGTGGCTCGATACATCTTGGTTTCGTGCGCTTGCGCACGACCGACCGTGGTTTTCATGTCCCCGTGAGGTGAGAGGAAATATCTTCTTTACAGTACCCAAAGACGGAACAAAATTCCGCGGGTGCTGCAAGGAAGCTAGCCTTGCAGTGTCATACCAACTTGATGTTGGCAGGCTCATGAAGGCGAAACTCCTCATCATCGGTATCAATCTACGGGAAGGACAGTCGATTCACAGGGCGATCGCTCGCTCTGCGTCTATCGATGGGTCCTTAGCAACGATTGATATGAGCAATGCTAGCGACACTCTGTGTCGCCTCTTACCAAAGCTTGTGCTGAGACCGCTTTGGTGGGAATTGCTCAACTCTCTCCGTGCTTCAATGACGCGCGTTCAGGGTGAATGGTACAGACTGGAAAAGTTCTCCTCTATGGGGAATGGATTCACGTTTGAGCTTGAAACTCTGATCTTCGCAACGTTAGCGCGAACCGTGATTCACGATGAAGGGGGTGACCCTGACAGAGTGAAGTGCTATGGGGACGACCTCATAGTACCTGTCGAGCATACCAAAAGTGTGCTCGCGGCTCTCCGGTTGTTCGGCTTTACGCCGAATGAACGAAAGACCTTCGTCGAAGGTCCTTTCAGAGAGAGTTGCGGTGGGGACTTCTGGTCCGGTACGCCCGTGAGGGCGCACTATATAGAAAGTCTTCCAGATGAACCGCAACATTGGATCAGCTTGGCTAATGGACTTAGGCGTGTGGCTTGTGCAAACGCTAACGGTGACCTTCGCTGGTCTATCGTTAGGCGCGCTTGGCTACGCGCTTTGGATCCTATTCCAAGTGATATCCGTAGGTGCCGCGGCCCTGAAACCCTTGGCGACGTAGTAATTCACGACGCTGAAGAGTTCTGGGAGTGGGCGGATCCGCCAAAGTCTAAGCGATTAGTCAAACTTGTCGTCGACGGGGAGAAACGCGAGTTTCTTCTCGAAGATGGCGATACGACATCGTGGGACCAAAAGTGGGTTCGTGCTTACTTACCCGTGCCTAGTGTGCTACCATGGCATCACTGGTTACCTACAGTGCAACTAGCAAGTTGTACTCTCGGCCTACCTTCCCTTGGCC